CGAAAACATGGTTCCAATAATTTGCTGTCACCAGTAAACTTCGAGAATCAATACCAGCAACAACTAGGAAGTGTCTAGATTAACGGTGGCGATTCAATTGCAAAAGGTGACTGGGGTATTAAAGAACTACAAGAACTTGGGGAAAAGATGCCGCCGGATTTTAATTATCTGATAAATATTATCAAACTGATTGATGGGTTGTGTGAAGAGGCAAGGTTAATTGACTCTGATTTAAACTCAAAATCACCTTTCATCTTTTTTGAGCACGTATCAAAAGCTTTTATCGTTTCATTAAGCGCTGAAATTTTACCCTTAACCGACAAGTTTAGAAAGTTGGGCGTATTCGTCACTACTAACAAAGATGTATTAAGTCATCTTTAAACACCATACTTTTTAAGGGCGTCATCTAATGGATCGCGTGTATCTAATTTTAACTTGGTGCGACTCTCTGGCGTTAAATATAAGTCTGACGATATACCTCTTAACTGACCATGCAAAGACGCTGAGAAGTCCTCAGGGGCTGCCCTAAGCTTGCTTAAAAGGTAGCAATATTGTTCTAAAATCTCCACATCTGCGCCTGTAATTAGTGCGTATTTTGTCATTTCTCACTTTACCTGTGACCAAATACGCCTTGTTTCACCTTGTAAGTGTTTCGGGCATTCAGGGAAACGATAATGCTCGTCCTGCATATGGTTCGGGGCTTCTCTGTCCTTTCTCAATGTTCCAACTAATAACTTTTCTGCTATTGATTTGCCTGTGTTCATAAATTTTTATTGCCTTGTGTTTGCCGTTCTTGCGATTTCTGAAGTGACGGTGTATAGGTTAAACTGGGCGACGGTACATATAATGAAGGGCTATAGTCATTCAAATAGCCCCCTCCCATTGCGCCTTGAATAAAACCTAATCCGCTTACTTCTTTGTTGTTGTTTCATTGTTCATCCATGTTTGACTGAACTCTTCGCCACCTTCTCTTGGTGCCATGTTCTCTGCTGCTCGACACTCGTTAGGATTCATGAGGCCGTTGCGTATTGCTATGTCGTAAGCTGAAAACCTTTCCTCTATGTTGGCTCTCATCAAGTCTTTAGTTTCAAACTCTATGATTGTATCAGACCTATTTCTATCGCTTATCAGCCTGCTCGCGTATGCCTCTTGTAGGTTCGATAGCCATGCTCTTAATGTTTGTCCTAAGAACGCACGACTTGCTTCACTAAAGTTACTGTACGTGCTGTTGCTGTAATCCATTAAAAAGATAGGGCTTATCTTAAACATTCGTGCTATGTCGCTGATGGTAAAGTTACGTGAGCCTAACCATTGAGCATCTTCATTAGTGAGACCAATTTGATTCCATTTCAAACCGCCTTCTAACACCATTGGTTTAGCGCTGTTACTTATGCCAGTGTGTTGATTAAAGAACTCTTTTAAGTTACTGAACTGCTGCTCTGTTACTTGCTTATCCGTCTCTAATACTCCGCTAGGTTTAACACCGTTTTTAAACTGATTCGCTTGATAGTCTTGCTGTGATATTCCTAGACCGATTGTATCTCTGCATACTGCAACTGGGCTTATGCCGTTTATGCCATCATCAGAGTGATACCTTATGTGAAGCACTTCCTCCTGCAGCAAGGTTTCGAACTTGCCTTTGCTTGTAGTGACCTTATAAACAAGCCTGAAATTTGACAACTGTTCCAATGTTATTGAGTCAGGATGAATAAGGTGGAGCGAGTTAGGCTCGCCATTTCCATCATATATTATCTTGGCGTAACCATTTCCCCTTAGCAGTATCGATCGCATCAGAGCGATTTTAAAATCATAAGCCGATTGATATTCGTTCGGTTTGACATTTATTAATCGTTCAGCGTAATGTTTATTTAGGCGTTCTTTGCCGTTCTCACTTTTACGGTAAACATGTACTGGCATGCTAGCAATAGATTCGGCTATTGTAGAAACTGCGCAATATACCGCCGGCAATGTTTCAGCCACCTTGCTATTAACAATAACACCGCTTGATGTGGCCGCTCCCGCTCCTAATGATTTCAATAATTGGTAGTTGTTTGTTTCTGGCAAGCTGCGTTTAAAAAATCCAAACATATTAATACCTCATCATCTGCATGCGCTTAATCGCTAAATCAATGCTGTAACTTTTTTTGTTTTCAGCCATTGAGCGTTGAGCTACTTCTACATTAGTCGCTTTGTAAGCTGGCATGCTCGTTATAGTAACTTCATGAAGTAGGGCGCTTGTAATTGTTCTCAGTGCAGGATCTTGGTAAAAGTCCCACTCTGCACCGTCAGCGTTAACAGAAAAACCGAAACTCATGCCGCCAACATCGCCTCGACTTATACTTTCCATGAGTTCAGATGCGGTGCGTGTATTGGGTGGGTCAATTTCGACATACAAGCCTTGGGAATCTTCACCAATCCGCAAAGTATTTGCAGTGGTTCGCCCTAGTATTAATTTTGCATCATGTTCGTATAGCGCGCGAATGTCGCCATTAATGGAATCTTTAAACGCATTGGGCGCTATAACCTCTACAAAGCCGCCTAAGTCCTCAGACTGCGAGTTGTAGAACACAGGACGTCCAATAATCCTTTTACCTTCGAGACTTAACCCGCTTGTTGCTCTTATTTCAATATTCATAAGACCTCAAAAAGGGGCATATAGCCCCTTGTTAGATTAAGCTGCAGCTTTAAGGAATTTAACAGCGTTGCTGTCAATCAAACCACCACCGACATAGCGAGTAGTAAACATTTTTACCATGCCAGGAGTGGTGATATTGTCTCTAAGCATTCGCACACCGCTTGTGTGATCAACGATTGTGTAAGCTCTCATTAAGTCACCAAATACGATGTAATCATCTGGTAGTTCTTCGGCTGTCTCAATGGCTTTACCTAGTAATGTGTTTGAAGCATCTTCACTGATACCGGCACGCCATAAATAATTTCCGTCTGTATCTTTGAGCTTTCTAATTTTCTCTTGGGTTGCATCATTCATGTAGAACTTAGCATTGCCACGATAGCCGCGCTTAAGAGTGTGAGTGAATGTAATTAGGTCATCTGCATCGATGACACCTGTTGACGCTGATTCAGTCTCTTGGATTGTGCCAAAAGCTCTTGTTGAATCTGCTGTGATTGCTGTTGGATATGTCAGTAATCCTGTAGGCTTTTTAACACCGTCACCATTCCAAAATGCTGCTTCTTCGGTTTCACCTGATTCCAGTGCTACTTCTGAGCTAATCCATCCTGCAATATCGAAGTCAGACCAATCTAACAACTCCATTGTTGTGGTGGGGTAAGCGTATAAGCTGTTCAAGCCAATCTCTAGCTTTACCAACTCACTTGTATTGGTTTCGTTTCGAGTGTCGCTCTCGGCTGCCCATGTAGCCGATGTACCACCAACATTTACAAGCTTTTCGTATTTCTCTGTTGAAATGCTAGTAACCATTGCGTTTTGTCTGAACACTGAGTTGTCACGAAGTAAGCTGTAAATAGTTCGGTCTAAACTTGGGATGACTGTATAACCACCGTCAGCCGATACACCAGCGCTTAAACTTCTAGCTTCACCTGTTCTAACAAATGATCGTAATTCATTGTTACAAGGCTTATCGGTTACTGTTGGTTTTTGGTCTGTGCTAAGTGAGCGTTCTTGGTCAGCCAATACTTCAGCGCGTTCTATTTCGCTGTTAACTTCTTGGATTTTGTTTTGTAACGTGGTGAAGTTTTTTGATTCGTCGGCTGATAAAGCGCGTTGCTCTCTCTCTACTGATTCAATAATGTTTTTCATCTGCTGATGAAATTCAGCTTTTGTAGCGCGTAGTTCTAAAAGTTTTTTCATGTACTTTGCCTCGATAATTTAAATAAAATCGGGCAACGTACACGAATAAAACAAATGGGGGCTGTCGAATTAAGGAGCCACCCAGTCTGTTTGTACTCGCCTACATCTCGCAGGTTTATACTCATGGAATCTTTGCTTCACTTCTAGATCCGCTATCCATTTCTTGCATGTAGTTGCCCAAACAGGTTTGCTTGAGCAGAGTGCTTATTATACTGTATAAATATACAGTTTCAATATGTTATTTTAATTTATACTAGAATCAGAGCGGAAAACTCTGATTCTATCGGTGCTTTTTCTCCTTATTTTAGTTCCCACTCTTGCGGATGGCTTCTATCACCAGGATTACGATAACCAATATAACTGCCAATGGAATATACAAAGAATTATTAGAATCCATATTCGCAAGAACATTTAATAGTAAGATCCCGCCGATAATTAATATGCTTCCGCCGATTATAAAAAGTTTACTCATTTTGACTTTCCCTTGATTAGTAAAGCAATCAATATATAGCGTATTTTAAATCAGGATGGTTTCACTCCATGGGTATTAAGCGACAATATCCTTGACCGGTCGTATTGCCTCATTAAAAAAACAAACTATCACTTCAAAGTCCTAGTAAACTATTCCTAGAACATTAATTCACTCATTTTCTCTTCATAGCCCGTCGCATTCATACGCCATTTCTTTATTCTGCGTTG